TACCACAACTTCTCCCAGACGGCTGTAGAGATGGATGTGGTGAACATGGAGAAGTATAGTGATGAGAAAATCGCCAACCTGTACACCTACCCTGCCGGTCTGCTGCTGGCGAATGCCAATGCAACAGACAACAATATCCGGGCATGGAACAAGCAGAAGCTGACGAATTGCTGCCTACCAGAGTTGGCGGCCTTCCGGGATGACCTGAATGCCATTTGTGAGAAAAGATATCCGGGTGAAAAGATATTCGTCGATTTCGATTCCAGTGTCTACCCTGAATTGCAGGAGGACATGGAGAAGACGGCCAGGGTGATGCAGGTTGCCTGGTGGCTGAAGGGTAACGAGAAGCGCCTGGCAATGACCTATGATGAAGATACGGATGAGCCAATGATGAATACCTACCTGGTGCCATCTACGATTCAGCCGATCGCAAATATTAACCCTCAACTGATTCAGGATGAGCTTGACCGCGCAGAACAGGAGGCGAATAGAGGTAATAGTGGAGAAGATATACCCGCTTAGAAAGGGTGCCTGTGCTAATGAGCGGCGGGAGATAGCCCAGCTGAGATCATGGAAGTCGCAGAAGATCAGGGATGAAGTCAGGTTAAAGGGTACTGGAATATTAAGTAAGTATGACGCAATCGCAGCGAAATAGGCATATAGCCGACTGGAAACGGACGCTATTAGCGATTGAGAAACGATATGCACCAAGTGTTCGCAAGGCGCTGAAGGGGCAGTTAGACCAGATTGCACATGCGGTAAGGGTTGGAGGGGTCGAGTTTGCACAGCGTCGATTAAGCTCTTTGGAGTTCAATAAGCCAATGGCCGATGCGCTCAACAAGATGCACCGGTCGGTCGGGGTAATGATGGCAAAGCGGACCTACAACAGTCTCGAGAAGTCGCCCGTGGGACAGAAGTACACACTGGGTCAGGCGGCGCAGTGGTTGGCTGATATTATCGAGTTCTTTGCCAATTACTTGCTGGATTCGATTACATCTATCAACCAGACGACCCGGAACTGGATAAGGGATAGGTTGAATGAGGGCTTTGAAAATGGCTGGTCCAATGATGACATTGTTCGGGCCATCAACAATCAGACCTACATGGGATACCGGACCGAGTTGATTGTCCGTACCGAATCGGTCCGGGCAGCCAACTACGGAGTGCAGAAGGGTGCTGAAAGCTATGAATACGAGACTAAGAAGGAGTGGGTAGCTATTCGTGACGATCGTACCAGGCACACGCATTTGCTCGTAGATCGGCAACAGGTGAATTTGAATGAAGACTTTAGCAATGGGCTGGAGTTCCCGGGAGATCCGAAGGCTGGGCCTGGTGAGGTTTGCAACTGCCGGTGTACGATGGTGATCAACCCGCAGCGTGATGACAATGGCCGCCTGAAACCCAAAAGACAACAAACGCTTATAACCGCTTAATATTGACGCTATGGCTAAACATCAGATTAAACAGGCTTTCTGGCATAAAGGATGGGTTTTCCTGTTCTCCATTGTGCACCCCTACGGATTGTGGTCAACACATGAGACGGGTGACACAGAGAATCTTGGGGGAAACCATTATGCGAAGCGGTTCCAGGATGAGCATGATCAGCAGATTGATGGCCTGTATGCAAAGGCAGAACAGGAAGATCAGCTGAAGATACAGGCAGAAGGAGTTCAGATCGATGACCGGACGGAAGAAAGCCGCGAGATACTTAAACAGCGAAATTAATTTTTATGTACGTAGCAGACCTTGGTTTTGATGTAAAGTGGGTTGAATACGGATTCAAAGACCTGGATACAAAGCAGGGTATTGTTTCCGGCTACTTCTCGGCATTCGGGAATAAAGACTCCGACGGCGACATCATTGTTAAAGGCGCATACGCCAAGACAATACAGGAGAACGGGCCAAAGAGTGCCCGTCCCCGCATTAAGCACCAGCTTGACCACAACCGTTTTAATACGGTGGCGGTTATTCAGGAGTTGAGTGAGGACAACATCGGACTAGCTTATGTAAGCAAAGCGGGCTCCCACAACAATGGCCAGGATTGGTTCAAGATGTGTGTAGATGGTATCATCACCGAACATTCGGTAGGAATTGAGCAGATTAAGGGGGATAAGAAATCCGATGCCAACTACATGTTGGAATTGAAGTTGTGGGAAGGTAGTAGCCTGCAAAGCTGGGGCAGCAACTTCATGACGCCCGTTACCGAGACAAAGGCGCTTGAATACAGCCGACTCATGCAGAAGTTTCATGCAATTGAAAAGGGGCTGCGCGATGGAACATACACAGACGCAACATTTATCAAGCTCGAAGCTGAGCTGAACAATATTAAGAACTTACTCATTAAATTGAACGATACCACTGAGCCGGGCGCCAAGAGCGAATCCACTCAGCCGGCCGCAATTGATGGTGGAGTATTTGACACACTCAAACAATTCACTAACAGTTTAAAAGTGGTATAATGACACCAGAAGAATTAAAAAAACAGCTCGACGAGCTGAAAACATCCCTGGAAAAGGGATTGGATGCCAAGGCTACTGAAGCCGCGCAAAAGCAAATCAAGGATCTGGAAGAAAAGCTGAAAGGTCTTGGTGACCTGAAGGCTGAAAACGATACCTTGAAAAAAGAATTGGCTGATCTGAAGACAGCTATGGACAAGAACCAAAAGTGGATCGACGCCCAGATCGAGAAAGGCAAGAATCCTCCTGCTCCCACTGCTGGCGCTCCTGTCAGCATGAAGAGTGCACTGGGTAAGGCCCTGGAAGAAAAGAAAGATATCCTGAAGGCCTACAAAGAGCGCACCGGTGCAAAGGGCTTCGAAGTAGAACTGAAGGCCGTAGGCGACATGTCTGCTGCCAATACCATCGGTTCGTACTTTGTGCAGCCGGATGTAGTGCCCGGTGTCACTACCCTTCCCTACGAAGAGGTGCACATGCGCAACATCCTGCCCGTGGGTAGCACCAACAGCAACGTGATCCGTTACGTACGCGATCTCGGCGGTGAAGGTGGTCCCGGCATGGTTGCTCAGGGCGCTACCAAGCCCCAGATCGACCGTGACCTGCAGATCTTCGACGCCAACGTGCGCAAGATCGCAGTATGGTTCCGTGTGCCCGAGGAAATGATTGACGATATTCCTTATCTGCAATCGTTCCTGACACAAATCGGTCTGGAAGAGGTTATGCAGTACGAGGATACGCAGATCCTCTACGGCGACGGTACCGGCCAGAATCTGTCGGGTCTGTTCACAAACGCTACGAGCTTCACAGGTGCCGGCTTCTCTACAGTAGAGGCGCCCAACGAGTTCGACGTTATCCGTGCAAGCCGCGCCATCCTGCGTAAGCGCAAGCTCGGCGGCCCCATCGTTGCCCTGGTAAGCCCTGACAGCTACTTCGATATGACCAGCCGCAAGGATACTACCGACAACTACCTGTTCCTGGGTGGTGGTAATGGTATCTCCCTGGCTAACCCACAGGTAACACCTACCGGCCTGTATGTGAACGGCGTTCGCATCGAAGAGCACACCGCGATTCAGGATGACGACTTCCTGGTATTCCAACCACGGAGCGCGGCCATCTTCGACCGCACCGGTACAACCGTTCGGTTCTACGATCAGGATCAGGATAACGCGATCAAAAACTTGATCACCATCGTGATCGAGAAACGTCTCGCGCTGCCTATCTATCGCCCGCTTGGCTTCATTAAAGGAGACTTCAGCGAAGCGATCACCGACCTGGCAACTGGTTCCTAATTAATAACGGGGCGGTTTCGGCCGCCCCTTCTTAAAATATCGTTATGATTAAAGTAAGAGGTTTGCAGACGGCAGTTGGTGAGTATGGCATGATCCGTAAAGGGCGCGTCATAGAAGTTCGCGGCAGTACTGCGGCCGCCCTGGCCAAAGAAGGCATTGCCGAGATCGTGTCCGAAGATGATGGCAATGAAGAATACCCTGCTGTTCGTGGAGGCGTTCGAATCACCGATGCGACCGGTAGTATCCAGGATACGGCCGATGGTAAGATTGTCAAAAAAGATGTGGTGATTGGACCCGGAGAGGGCCTCTTCGAAACCAGCAAAGCCCAGCCTGAAGAAGAAACAAAGGCTACACCCGCCGAATCTGAAAAGGCCGAACCCGCCGAAGTGAAGAAAGCTGAACCAAAAGAAACCGCCAAGAAAAAGTAATGAGCTGCGTAAAGTACAATAACCTGATTGATCATTCCTACGTCCCGGTGGACCCATCGGTCTACCCGGTCAGTAAGGAGGACATGAAGCGCCATTTGTACCTGCTGTTCGATACTGAAGATGGCTTTTCAATGGATGACGACGAAACCTACATCGAAACCGAACTGATACCCGCCGCAGTGGAGGTGATCGAGAAGTACACGGGCCGACTACTTCGCCCCTGTACGGTTACTGCGATCTTGCGCAACGAGAAAGGCGGTCAGGATTTGCCTTATGGACCGGTAACAGCGTTTACTTCTCTTGCTGATTGCGATGGTGATCCTGTTACCGATTACCGATTGCTAGGGATAGATTTCAAACGCGTTCAGCGTCCGCTGTCATCGGAATTGACGGCCGTATACAACGCTGGCTACGCAGTCTGCCCTGCTGCATTAAAGATGGCCGTGCTGCACCAGGGAGCATTCATCTACAAGAATCGGGGTGATCAGCAACAGCAGTACGCGTCATCCGATGTTGAGATCAGTGCGTCTGCTAAGGGGCTGGCTAAACCATACAGGAGGGTAGTATGGCTATTGTAAGACCCGACGCTGGCAAGATGCGCTATCCTGTCCGGTTCGAGAACGCGGATAAGATACCGGATGGCGCCGGTGGCCGTAAAGAGGACTTCGTAAGTTATGTGAATACCCGTGGATACATGGTCAAAGACAATGGCAGCGTCGGATTCACAGAGGGGACGGAGGAACTTGTGAGCCAGTGGCAGATGTTCGTTTATTGGCGGCGTGCTTTCGACAGCTATGTGACCAAGGATACCCAGGTTGTTTACAATAACCGGTTTTATAAGATAGTCAGTAAGGAAAGGGTGGATGAAACCAATTCGATCATGTACCTGACGCTCATAAACGTAGAATGATAACATTGAATGGACTCGACAGGCTTCAACGCGTTATTCAGCGGTTACCCGCCGAATTGCGAAGCGAATTGTCTAAAGAGTTCAGTGCGGCTACAGATGAGGTTCGTGCTGGCGCTGTAAAAGATGCTCCAGGTAATGAGGGCAAGCTGAAGAACAGCATAGTTACCAGTAAGCGTGACAACGGCATGTCTCAGTCAGTCACAGTACAGGTTGGATATGGTGCGATTATGGAATGGGGCAGCAAACGTAAGGTGAGGGTTCCGGGAGTTCTACAGGCCTATGCCGCCCAGTTCAAAGGAGTAACCCCTGGTGCCGGAACCGGCACATTGCGTGAGGCAATCGAGAAGTGGGTAAAGCGAAAGGGAATTGGCGCACAGCGTACCAAGTCAGGAAAGGTAAGCAAGTCAAAATCCAGCCCGGCAAATATGAAGCGTGTTGCCTACCTGATAGCCAGAAAGATTTACCGGGAGGGTGTTACACCCCATCCGTTTTTCTTTAAGCATGTATTCCGGGTGCGGGCAAAGCTGGAAAAAAGGATACTTAAACTGATCAAATGAGGGATTTTGGATACTCGCTGAGGAAGGCATACTACGATGTACTGAACGGAAACGTGATGTACGAAGATGGTGTCATTCCTGTGGTAGACGAAAAGACCGACCAGCGTTATACCGAGGGTAGTATCTATATTAAGCTGTACACCCAGAACGAGCAGCAGAACAACAACAAGTGCTATTTCGCATCCAACGGGGAAATGGTAGTGGATATCGTTCATTTTACACGGACAACGGCAAGTAAGGCAGTCGTTGACGATATCGGCGACCAGGTTCTGCAGCTGCTGTTTCCGACACGTCGATCAACAGCCCTTGTGATTGATGCGCCGTTTGTGCTCAGTTATGCCAGGTTCGAACGTAGTGATACAACGCCTGTTCAACAGGTAAACGACAAGTTCATACAGGTTAAATCTATAATATTTTCAAACCGGGTGATACAGCCCACATAATCAACAATATGGAAATTCAATCCACGTTCATTACTATGTCGCTGGACGACGATCTGGTCAGCCCGGACTACCGCACTATTGTCTGTGAAGAAACCAGCGAGGGTGGTGGTGATGCATCAACCACTGACACGCCTACCAAATGCGGCACATTCACTGCAGTGGCCGAACCGGCGTTCACTGTAACTGGTTCTGGCGTAGTCAAGGCCAATCCGGAAGCTGATGAGATTTCCGGTCAGGAATTGCTCAACTGGCTTGCCAATAAAACCCTGCTGGCTGCGATCTACCAAAACTCATCCGACGGAACTACTGGTGCTGGTGAGGCTGTGTACATGGAAGGCCAAGGCCGTTTGACTTCTGTTCGTTTCACTGCGCAGGAAGGCGATCTGCTGAAATTCAACTGGGCCTTCTCGTTCTCCGGACCTGTAAACACGGACCCCAACGCTTCTTAAACAACGCTTAATGGATAAAACGATTTACACGCTCAAACTGGGCGGCAACGATGTAACGCTAAAGTTTAATATCGGCACCCTTCGTAGGATGAAGGAACTAACCGGTAAAGATCCGCTGGAGGCACTGAAGCATGCTGAGGGATCTATGGCGGCTATCGAGTGGACAAAATATGCCCTTGTAGCAGGTATGAAGGCGGCAGATAAAAACGCTGATGTGTCGAACGTAGATGAGCTATTTGACGATCTGATGCCGGAAGATGCCACAAACATCATTAAAGCATTCTCTGCAGCTTACACGCCTGAAAGTGCATCCCAGGAGGGAGGCGCTGACACACAGCAGTAAGCAGCTTACGTTCGACGATCTGTGTGAGGAAGCTATGGGGGCGGTAGGGCTGCATCCGTGGGATCTATGGGAGTATTCCCTGGAAGACTACCTGATGCGCCGCCGGGGTTATTATAAGGAGCAAGACCGAATACTGAAGGCGCAATATACACATACGCGCCTTCAGTCGTATTATGCCATTATTTTTAACCCAGATATCCCGCTAAACGTCCGAAAGAAGTCGATCGATAAGCTGGTACCAGATGCATACGTTGCGCCGCCTACCAAAGAGGATCAGGCAGTCTGGTATGAAAAGCAAAGGGCACATGCCATAGAATTGTCAAAGAAATTAAAGGGCCGGGCGCCCCGTCGCCCAGAACGAAAAGATGGCCAACTACCAAATAGGGGTAAACTTCAGCGGGAACCTGGGCAATCTGCCGCAGACGGCAAACCAGGCAACAGCCGCACTAAAGGGCGTTGATTCTGCTGCAAGGGCCGCCGGCGCAGGTATGAATGACCTGCGCGCCGATGCCGCCACAATACCACCTGTAGCCGCACAAGTAGCTTCGGCACTGGGTTCACTTGATGCCGCAGCAAAGGACGCTGGTGCTGGTTTCAACACCCTTGGTAGAGAAGCCCGCGAGGCCATTTTCTCCATGGAGGGATTGGCTTCGAACGTGGTTAAGGTAATAACCCCTATTGACACACTGGAGGCTAAGTTAGATGGTCTTCGCGCCCAGCTCGGGCAGGTAGCCACCGTACAAGGCGCCGCTGCGCTGGCCAGCCAATATGAGGTTCTGAACCGAACACTTTCTGAAACAAAGGCGCAGATAACGGCGGCCTCAAATGCGGCTGTGGGGCTGGGAAGGTCTTTTAATACCGCGGCAAGTCAGGGTGTCAACCGGCTGTCACCAGCGATCAAACCTGTTCTCACCGACCTGAAAGTATTGCCACCTGCCGCGAATCAGGCTGCTGCTGCGTTAAACCGGCTGAAAGGATCGGCTGGTACTGGTAACGCGGCCCTTACCGACTTCTCC